TGGCGCGCCGCGTTGACGAGTCGGGGGCCCTACCGGCGGCGGTGCGGGAGCTCCGGGTGCTCCTGGCGCAGCTGGCGGACAACCCGTCCGGCCCGGCCGGCGTCGTCGATGAGGTGCGGGTACGGCGAGCGCAGCGGCGACTGGACGCGCTGCTCGCCAGCGTGGCGTGACGGCGGCACTGCTCGGCCACCAGCGGCCTCGGCTGGAGTTGGTGCCGGAATGCTGGTCGTGCGCCGGGCAGGAGGCTATCGACCTGGCCGCATCGGTCGGGCTGGGCCTGGACCCGTGGCAGAAGCACGTCCTGAACGGCGGCCTGGGTGAGCGAGCTGACGGACTCTGGGCGTCGTTCCTGGTAACGCTCATCGTGCAGAGGCAGAACGGGAAGGGTGGCGTCACCGAGGCGCTGGAGTTGGCTGGGCTGTTCCTGTGGGGCGAGCGGAAGATCGTCCACTCGGCGCACCGGCTGGACACGTCGACGGCGGCTTTCGTGCGGGTGCGGAACCTGATCGACGGCTCCGACGACCTGACCCGGCGCGTCAAGCGGATCACCTCGTCCGACGGCGAGCAGTTCATCGAGCTGATGACCGGGGCGCGGCTGGAGTTCCGCACCCGGGGCAACACCGGCGGCCGCGGCTTGACCGGTGACCGGCTGATCCTCGACGAGGCACTGGAGCTGACCGGGGAGCAGATGGCGGCGCTGCTGCCGATCCTGCTGGCCATTCCGAACGCGCAGGTGTGGGCGACCAGCACGGTGCCGAAGTTCCCCGACCACTACCTGTGTGGGGTCCGCAAGCGAGTCCGGGCCGGCGAGGCTCGCCGGGCGTACTTCGAGTGGGGCGTCGACAAGGGCGCCCGGCTCGACGACCCGCAGGCGCTGGCAGCCGCGAACCCGGCGCTCGGCATCCGGATCACGCTGGAGCGGCTCGCGGACCTTCGCGCCGAGCTGGGCGACGAGCTGTTCGCCCGCGAGTGCATGGGCATCTGGCCGGAGGACGACGAGGATCAGTGGCGTGTCATCTCGAAGGCGGCGTGGCAGGGGCAGCGTGATCCATCGGCGCAGATGACGGGCCGACCCGCGTACGGGGTGTACGTGCCGCCGGACCGGTCGTACTCGGCGATCGTTGCGGCGGGCGCTCGCGCCGGCGGCGGCCGGATGATCGAACTGACCGGCGACCCGCAGCGCGGCATCGTCGACCACCGGCCCGGTACCCGGTGGATCGTGCCCCGGCTGCAGGAGCTGGAGAAGCACGAGCCGTCCGTGGTGGTGATCGACGACAAGGCGATCGCCGACGAAGCGGAGCAGGCCGGCCTGATCGTGCACCGGGCATCGGCCGGCGACGTGGTGACGGGCTGCCAGCTCTTCTACGACGGGGTCGCCGGCGAGGACGTCGAGGCGCGGGACGTGTGGCACCTCGGCCAGGAGGCCATGACCACGGCGGTGGCCGGCGCGGACAAGCGGAAGGTCGGCAGCTCCTGGGCGTGGGCCCACAGCGACCCGACCGTCGACATCGCGACGTTGCCCGCCGGGTCGCTGGCGCTGTTCGGCCACTCAACGCCTCGGGTCCATCGACCACAGCGGCAGGGGTTCTTCGCGTCATGGCGATAGGGAGGGGCGAGATGACGACTCTGGAGGGCATCTTCGCGCGGGCTCCCGTGGAGAAGGTCACCGACGAGGCGCGACAGGTCAACGTTGGTCGGGCGCTCGCCGCCGCGGTGGCCTTGGTGCTGCTGTTCGTTGGCCGTCTGGCCGGCTGGTTCGTTACCGCCGTGGTGTGGACGTTCGTGGCGGTGCGGGTCGGCTACCGGGAGGTGCGGCCCCGTCCGGAACCTGCCGGGGCGCCGCCGCGCCGGGCGGGGCGGTAGCCGATGTCCACAGCGTTGGAGCGGGTCAACGCGGCGTACCGCGACCTGCAGCGACCGCGCCGGTCGATCGCCACCGTCGACGACTACCTTGGCGCGCTGAACGAGTTCATCTACCAGGGCAACAGCTATCAGCTCGGTCTGGGCGGAGGTCTGCAGCAGACCCTCGGCGGGGAGCGGGCGGAGCGGATCCCGTTCAGTCTGGAGGGGTACGCCGCCCACGCGTACGCCGGCAACGGTGTGGTGTTCGCGTGCATGGCGGTGCGGATGCTCGTGTTCTCGGCGATCCGCTTCCAGTACCAGGCGTTCAACCGGGGCCGCCCGTCGACGATGTTCGGTGGGCCCGCGCTGGGGTTGCTGGAGCGGCCCTGGTCGGGTGGGACAACGCAGGACCTGCTGACGCAGATGATCCTCGACGCCGACCTGGCGGGTAACAGCTACTGGACGACCGTCGAGGGCGAGTTGGTGCGGCTGCGCCCGGACTGGGTGGAGATCATCCTCGCGCCAAGGCGGGTGCGCGGCGGTCAGCTCGGTTGGACGAAGTTCGGCTACCGGTACACCGAGGGCGGCATCGGGTCTGGCCACGACCCGGTCGCGTTGCTGCCGGACGAGGTGGCGCACTTCGCCCCGTACCCGGATCCGCTGGCGAACTTCCGGGGCATGTCGTGGCTGACCCCGGTGGTGCGTGAGGTCCAGGCCGACGGGCTGATGACCCGCCACAAGCGGCAGTTCTTCGAGAACGGCGCCACCCCGAACATGGTGGTCTCCGGGATCACGGCGGCCAGCCAGCAGGAGTTCGACGCGATCGTCGACATGATGGAGGCCAACCACTCCGGGGTCGCCAACGCCTACCGGACGCTGTACCTGGCGGCGGGGGCGAACGCCGAGGTGGTGGGCGCGAACCTGCAGCAGATCGAGTTTGCGACGGTGCAGGGCCGGGGTGAGACGCGGATCGCGGCGGCCGCCGGTGTGCATCCGGTGATCGTGGGCCTGTCGGAGGGCCTGCAGGGCTCGTCGCTGAACGCTGGCAACTACGCGCAAGCTCGCCGCCGGTTCGCCGACGGGACGATGCACCCGCTGTGGCAGAACGCCGCCGGGAGCCTGGAGCAGCTCGCGCCGCCGCCGGGCCCGGCGACGCGGCTGTGGTACGACGCCCGCGACGTGCCGTTCCTGCGGGAAGACCGCAAGGACGCCGCCGAGATCCAACGGATCCGTGCGGCGACGGTACGCCAGTACGTCGACGCCGGGTTCACCCCTGAGTCGGCGGTCGCCGCGGTCGATGCCGAGGACCCGGGCCTGCTCCAGCACACCGGGCTGTTCAGCGTGCAGCTGCAACCACCGAACAGCCAGCAGCAGCCGGCGGCGCAACCGGAAGGAGACTCGGATGGCTGAGCGGATGGTGTACCGCGACGACCTGTGCCGGGCGGCACCGTTCACGGTGCGTGCCGCCGGGGACGACGCCGACGGTGGGGACGGGCTGACGCTCGACGGGTACGGTGCCGTCTTCAACTCGATCACCACGATCGACTCGTGGGAGGGGGCCTTCGAGGAGGTCATCGCCCCGGGCGCGTTCCGTAAGAGCCTGCGTGAGCGCACCCCGCGCCTGCAGTTCGACCACGGCTACCACCCGCTGATCGGCTCCATTCCGATCGGGCGGATCACCGAGATCGGCGAGGACACCCGGGGTCTGCACGTGGTGGCCCGACTGCACGACAACTGGCTGATCGAGCCGATCCGCGACGCCATCGCCGAGGAGTCCGTCGACGGCATGTCGTTCCGCTTCTCCGTTGTGCGCGAGGAGTGGCGCGACGCCAACAACAAGGTCATCAAGGCCGACGATGTGACCAAGGCGCTGTGGTATCCGGCCGCCCTGGACTACGAGGTCGCCGCGCCGCTGCGCCGCACCCTGAAGGAAGTGAAGGTGTCCGAGGTCGGGCCCGTGGTGTGGCCGGCCTACGACGACACCTCCGTCGGGGTCCGCTCCAAGGTGACCATCGACCTCGGTCGCCTCCGCGACCCGGACACCCGCAGGACCCTCGCCCGCGCCGTCTACCTGGCGGACGCGGCCGAACGGAGCACCAACCGCACCACCGACGCGCCGCCCGCCAACCAGGGCCGGCCCGACGGGCACCCAGCCGGGGCACCGGCCGCGCCGCCCGTCGACCGGTCCTCGTCAGGTGAGCACCCGTCCGTCACGCCGCCCACGCGTAAGCCGAATCCCGCCCGGGACTTCGCGCAGCACGCACGCGGCTACCTGCTCTCCATCACTGAAAGGACCAACCCGCGATGACGGACAAGTACGGGCGCGTCCGCAGCCTGATCACGGCTGGCGTGCCGCTGCTGCCCATCGGCTACCGCAAGGACGGCCGGCCGATCTACCCGGTCTGTGGCGCCGACCGCCGCGACCCCAGCAACAACGCCGCCCCGACCCTGACCCACTCCCAGTCGGTGAACCGGCTCAAGGAGATCACCGCCGAGCTGGAGCGGCTGGGCGAGCTCGACGAGCTGACCCCCGAGGACGAGGCGTACTTCGCGGAGCTGCGCACCGAGTTCCAGGGCGTGGACAAGCACCGCAA